TAAGCACACTATCGTAAAGTGTATTTATGATGGGGGCGAAACAGGATCGACTGACGTAGTAATGGTCAAATCGAGGTAACCGGTGAGCTACACCGTATCGTGCAAACAATATAAATGCAAACGATAATATTGCAGTTGACAACTATTCAGAATATCGCCTAGCGGCCTAAACTGAATAAGTATCACGGGGTATAGGCTCCACCCTGTTAAATAACGGGCCTAACTTTCAACCACTAAGGAAAAGAATATTGTTGAAAATCTCTGAAGAGGGATTAGTTAGATTTATTACTGGATCTCTAGTGTTTTTTGCCATAGCATTTGCTGCCATACTAATATGCCCAGGAGAAGCTAAGTCACATCATGTAGAGATAAATCAAGAAGAACTTGAATGCCTTGCTAAAAATATCTACTTCGAATCAAGAGGAGAAGATAGAAGAGGCCAATATGCTGTAGGACTAGTTACACAAAATCGTGTTAAAAGCGATAGGTTTCCTAATACTATCTGCGGTGTAGTTAAACAAGCGAAGCACTGGAATAATGTACCAGTAATTAATAAATGTCATTTCTCTTGGTATTGTGATGGCAAATCTGACAATCCTAGAAATAAAAGTTCGTGGGATAATTCTATATACATAGCCCGCAACCTTTTACTTTATACCATAGAAGATTTTACGTTGGGTTCAACACACTATCATACTAAAGACGTAAATCCGAAATGGTCTAAAGAGATGAAAGTAGCAACAATTATAGGGAGTCATATCTTTTATGAATGATTTTTATGAAGGTCTTGATAATAATAAAAAACTATCCATTATAGCTGGACCTTGTGTATTTGAAAATTCTAGCCTAGCCGTTGACATTGCTACTTCTTTATCAGAAACGTGTAAGAAGTACGATGTCAACTTTTGTTTTAAAATGAGTTTTGATAAAGCTAATCGTACTTCTAGTAAAGGCTATCGAGGCCAAGGTATCGATCTTGCTATGAATGTATTTGATCATATCGAAACAGAACTGGGCATCCCTACTATAACAGATGTACACGATTCTTGGCAAGCTGAAATTATCAATACATCTATCATTCAAATACCAGCCTTTCTATGTAGACAAACTGACTTATTAGAAGCGGCCGCTAAGACAGGCAAACCAGTTAATGTTAAAAAAGGTCAATTTCTTTCTCCATGGGAAATGAAGAATGTGGTTGACAAGATAGAGAATTTAGGTTATAATAGAGTTATAGTAACAGAACGTGGTACTACGTTCGGCTATAATAATTTAGTTGTTGATATGAGATCATTGGAGATTATGAAAGATGGAAGTAGTAATGGTAATTCCTATCCTATTGTTATCGATTGTACTCATGCCGTTCAGCACCCTGGCGGAGGTGGTGATAAGAGCGGTGGGGACGGTAGATTCGCTCCTGTTATAGCTAAAGCCGCCGTTGCAGTGGGTGTTGCCGGTGTCTTCATGGAAGTTCACCCTGACCCTATGTCATCCCCTTCTGACGGCCCTAATATGATTAGACTAGATGATTTTGAAAAGGTTTTGAAACAATTATTAGATATTGATGGAGTTGTTAAATGATTTATGGTAAAGTATGGGGTTCTACAGAACCAATCTTAGTAACACCCTTTATTGAGTTACATAAGATTACAACTAATCCAGGCTATCGTTGTTCTGAACATAAACATGAACACAAATGGAATGGTTTCTATTGTATTAGTGGTCTTATGGATATTAACGTTCGTAAGAATGATTATGATCTAGTTGATACTACGTCTCTAAGCCCGGGTATGTTTACTACAGTTAAACCAAACGAATACCATTGGTTTCATAGTAAGAGTGCTTGTGTAGTATTAGAAATCTATTATCCAGAGCCTTTGACTGATGATATTATTAGAACTACTGTAGGTGGCTTAAATGATAATTGATAGGATCTCTTTCAACTTACACTTAGAAGAATTTGTTCTAAGTACAGGCGAATCTTATATTGATGCTATTGTGCATTATTGTACTACAAATGAAATAGAAATTGAGGTAATCCCTAAGTTATTAAATAAAGTTATCCGTTCTAAAATTGAAGCTGAAGCTAGTAATCTAAACTTATTAAAAGAAAAACTAAGTTGCTTGCCCGTGTAATGTATTATCCAGGCTATAATGCGTATAAAACATATGTCGCATTAAAGAATCATTTTAAGTCGGATAGTTATGATTATTTTAAGTACAAAGGGAAGGCGAGAGTAAAAGAAGAAACTTTTTTAAAACGTAAAGATAAGTTCTTTTTTGAGAAATTAGAAAATAAATATAAAGAGGACTTAGTTGATTTTTTTGTATCTAACATGGTGACTGACCAATCTGCTTGGGTAGGTTCTATGGTAGGTGATAAGGCCGAACGAGTGTTTAATGATTGGAAGAAAAGAAAACAATCGTTGAAGTATTCATTCAAAGAAGATATGGTATCAATTAGAGATTACATGGATAAGAATGATATTACGTTTGATAACATTTTTACTTGTGTAGATGATCAACATCCGATTATTCTAAAACTATTAATAGCGGAAGAGATATCAATAGAGTCCTTTATTATACTAGATAGAGTATTGAATTTTATTCGTCATATTAATCATTTTTTACTTGACGAATACATCTGGTTAGAGTATAATAAGAAGGTGAAGAAGTATTCACCCTTCGTAGTAACTGATAGAAAGGAGTACCTAACGGTAATGAAGAATGTTTTTGTTTAAGTCGAATCAAATTGTATTAAGTCGTATTAAGTCGAACCAAGGAGAATAATAAATGTCAAGTTTTGCAAATCTAAAGAAGTCCCGTAAGACCTCTCTCGATAGTCTAGTTAAGGCCGCAGAGAAGTTAACCACTCGTACCGATAATGGTCGTGATAATCGACTATGGAAGCCAGAGGTAGATAAGTCTGGTAATGGTTATGCGGTTCTTCGTTTCTTACCTGCCCCTAATGGTGAAGATGTGCCATGGGTAAAGTACTACGACCATGGCTTTCAAGGCACTGGTGGTTGGTATATTGAGAATTCCCGTACTTCATTGGGTGTTGGTGAGAAGGACCCTTTGTCTGAACACAATTCTATGTTATGGAATTCAGGCATCGAGTCTAATAAGGATGTTGCTCGTAAGCAAAAGCGCCGTTTGAAGTATGTCTCGAATATTTTAATTGTAAAGGATCCTGCTAATCCTAGCAATGAGGGTAAGGTCTTTTTGTATCAGTATGGTGCTAAGATCTTTGAGAAGCTTCAGAATGCTATGCAGCCTGAGTTTGAAGATGAAACACCAGTAAACCCATTTGACCTATGGGAAGGTGCTAACTTCAAGCTAAAGATTCGTAATTATGAGGGTTATCGTAATTATGATAAGTCAGAGTTCGAAACAGCATCACCAGTAGATGGAGATGATGATCGACTTGAAGAAATTTGGAATACTCAATATTCATTAGTTGAGTTTCTAGACCCTAAGAACTTCAAGTCTTATGCTGAACTACAAGCAAGGTTAAATCATGTATTAGGTCTTGAGAATAAGCCTGACCTAAGGGTAGTAGATACTACAGAAGCACCAGTATCACGTTCTGCCCCAGCCCCTACTTCGGTAGAGTCTGATAGTGAGGTACCTTGGTCTTCGGATGAGGATGATGAAAGTCTATCATTCTTTAAGAAGCTGGCTGATGATGACTAAGTGAAAGGAGATAAATGTGTTAGAAGGGGCTTCGGCCCCTTCTTTTATTTGCCTACCTTTTGTTCCATAGTTCAAATAATGTTCTAATTTTCTCCTTCATTATTTGAATATCACCGTGCATTTTAGCTAATACTATTACTAAGCCGACTACTCCTATGAATATAGGCCATGTGGTTGAGATTGCGTCTAAAATTTCCACTACATTGCACCAAATCGTTGAATATGTTGTTGTTCGGGTCTAGTCCGATCAATCAGGGAAACCCGAGTTTCTGTTTTCTTAGATGAATTATTAACCACAGTAGTATTACCACCTCTCATATCAGGCGCACCACCACCACCACCACCGCCCACGGGCGCTACTACAACTTTAGTATTATTATCATTCACCGCACTGCCCAGCCTTGCCTCCGCAGTGTTGACGGTAGAATCAGATGTTTGTGTCATAACTGGTGTTTTTAGAGCCGCCAACTCTGCATCTATTTCTGCTATCTTAGCAGCTAATTCTTCTTTAGTAGCCCTAGGATCAACATCACCAATTTTCTTCGTGACTCGGCCGTAGATTGGGATATCTACCGACACAGTCGTATCATCTTGTTCTTGTTGAGTCCTGGCCGTCCTACTTTGATTGCCCAAAGAATTTCGTCTTGCCTGTAAATCTGCTACTTTTTCGGCATTTTGATTTTTAATCTCTTGTTTTTCTTCTTTTATTTGTTCAGGACTTTTCAGCCCAGTCAGTTTTCTAAAGGCATCTCCCAACACGCCTTCTGGTATTAGTTTCTCTAACACAGAACCAAAATCTATATCAAATAAATTAGTGAAGAAATCACTAATCTTTGTCATTAATTTTCTCACTATACCCATAATACTAAATTCTTCTCCCGGTGCAGAGAAATCAAAGATACCGGTACCCTCTTTATTAGTAAAGAAACCTATTATACTTGAAAGAAGACCTCCTTTACCATCTTTATCACCAAATATAAACTCTGTCATTCTGAATGGCGTTTTAGGATCTCCAAATTTAAAGATATCTTTAACAGCATTAATAAGTAAATCTAAAGGTACCCAAATTAAATCTAAAAATGTTTTTCCAACTAATATAGTCTTTGATAATAAGTTTTCCATAGTGAAAGGGCCTTTAAATATTTCTTTAATATTCGCAATAACATCATCAACTTTTTGTTTAATGCTATTGAACATATTAAATTCAAACAATTTCTCTGGTATTTCATAGCCGAAAATCTTATTATTTTCTCCATCATAGATATTATCTTTGATAAATGTATCTATTTTATTCGTCAAACCGGTTACCCAACCCATGGCAGACGCAAAAGAAGGTAGTTCGTTACCAAACAATCTATTATTTTCTCCATCCCAGATAGTTTCTTTAAACCAATTAGATAATCCTGAAGTGATGCCAGTTATAAAAGACAATGCTTTCTCGCCAAAATTTGAAAAAAATCCACCAAACCATTCATTAGTATCTGTATTATATAACCAATTCATTGCAGCTTTATACATATCTGAAAAACTAAATGAGTCTAAAACTTTAGACGCCCCATCAAAACCTAGTTTCTTAAGTAACCACGACAATAAATCTTTTAACAGATCTAATGGTTTCATAATTATACCATTGATCACTTCTGTGTAACCACCAAACAAACCTTCTAGTAAACCTTCACCTAGATTATCTGCCTTTGTAAATTTATCTATAAATCCTTTAACAAAATCTATCAAACCCATAATAACCATAACAAATACATTAAATTTAGCTAATCTCCCGATAATTGGAGCCAGTTTCGAAAACCAACCGGCCACGGTCGTGAACCAACCGGACACTTTTCCAAACATGCCGCCCGTGGAAAACAATTTCCCAATCATACCTGCGGGTCCAAACAATTTTCCAATCGCCCCTTCAACACTGAAAAGTGTTCGCATCCGCCCACCTATCTTACTTAAAAAAGAATCTCTGCCAAAGACACTTTTCCAAGTTGACTT